TGGGGTTCTATTTACTGACATATTGTTTAATACATTTTTAGTGGAATCTAAACCACGTTGTCTTTGGATAAGTGCTGTATCTCTAATGTACATTGCTATACCAAAAGCCATAACTAAATCATCATTATATCCTGTTTGGGCTTCTGCTTTACCATTTTTCCAAATGAATACTTTCATTTCTTCTATCAACCTTTTAGATTGAATAGTTACTCCTTTATCACCAATATACTCTTGAAATTTACCTATTATCATAGGTCTAGTTCTAGAGGACATTGTAAAACCAGCTACCATTTTAGAGTGGTCTTGATATTTATCAAAATACGAACTAGCATTGGGGGAGTCACTCTTTTGTGAATAGTAAAGGTTAGAGTATTGTCTGTCAATAGCTACTTGTATAGTAGCCCAACCAATATTTGCATTTTCAATTACCAATAATGCTTCATTATATTCAGTAGCTAAACCTACTAATAAATGTCCATATTCTTTAGTACCCAACTGCCCCTTATATTCAGCTACTTGTACATTATTTTCAACATCTATAATATGACAAGCAGAAAAATCTTTTCCATCACCACGTGCAACATCTGCTACTACAACATAATCTCTAGTATAATCTGGTGATTCCCATATCCATAAATTTTGGTCAGCACCTCTACGTTCTAATGGTTCTTTTATATAACTCTTTTCATAATATTCTAAATATTCATTGTAAAATACAATATCACCTGATGTACTAAAATCACAATCACATTCTTGGGCTGCTAGTCTAGGGTCACCTAGTAGAGCGTCTTGAGCATCTCTCCATTTTTGGTCACGTTCTGGGTGTACAAACCAAGGTAATTTAATAGGTAAAAAATCATTTTCTCCAGATTCGGCTTTAACCCATGTTTGGTGAAACCAATTACCTGTACCATAAGGTGTAGATAATACTATGGCACCACCCCCTGTTGCTAAAGTTTGTTGTGCAGAAGCCCATGTCTCAGCAATATTATCGATAAAAGCAGCTTCATCAATTATTAGTAAAGATACTGCTTCTGAACGTGCGGCATCAGCATTGGAAGATTTAGCTTGTATTTTTGAACCATTAATTAATCTTAATGATAATTTATTGTTCTCAACAGAATCTACTTTAAGCCATGAGGGTAAATTTTCCCACATGAATTGTACTTTAGTTACTAAGTTTCTTGCTGTTGCCTGTGTAGTTGCTAATGCTAATACATTTCGATCTTTATGAAATGTCATTAACCATAATGAGTAACCAGCAGCTAGAGTTGATATACCTAACTGTCTAGATTTTAATATAGCACTATAATCATTATTTTGAAATAATGTTAATACTTTTTCTTGAAATAGGTATAAATTAAATTGTATGCGACCTCTTTGGGGGTGTTGTATATAACAGTATTTACGCATAAAATGTACTGGGTCTTTAGCACATCTAAGATATTCTTGACGTATTACTTTTTTTAAATCTGACATGTAATTATTTTAGTATAAGAATTACTCCTCCGATTGCTATTAAACCAGTACCTCCTAAAATTTTATTTTTAAGTTTTTGTTTTTTTAGATCAAGTCTTAATTTTCCATTAAGTTCTTCCGTAAATTTTAATTGAGATTTCTTTGTAGATAAGATATTATTAAAGTTGCTAACTTGAAAATTTAGATTATTAATAATACTATCTTTTAATACAACTTTATTTTCCAATAAAGTATATTTTGTTGAGGTTAGATTTAATTCTTTTTTAAAACTATCTCCAATTATTAAATCCTTAATTACTAGACGTGCTATCGATTTTTTTAATTGAATCGAAGTGCTGTCTATAACGTTCTGTGAAAAACTGTTCAAGCTCATCATACTTATAAAGATCAACACTATTAACTTTTTCATTTGTTTTATTTTTTAATGTAACTATTTTTATATTCTGTTTATCAATTTCTTGATCTAATATGAATATTTGGGAGTTCAATCTATCAATTTTTAATGTTAGATTCTCGTTTATACTATGTAAAGAATTAATTTTTGCATTTAAAGCTTCTATCTTATTATTATATTCAATAATGTACTCTTCTTCATTTGAGGAGTACATATTAACTAAATAATAGACACTAAAAAATATTACAGCAATATATAAAAACCTTTCTTTAGATGACATTATATCTTCTTTTTATCTAAAATACTCTCTAGTTCTTTTTTTAATTTAGTTTTATCTTTTAAGATTTTAACTAGTTTTTCTTTATCAGCACCTTCAGCTTTTGAATATTCTCTAGCTAATGATTTCATTTCACGAGTTAACAGAGCTAATTCTTCTTTTGCTTTAGCTAAACCTTTAGTTTTTTTAACTTTAGCATCAGGGTTAAATACCTCTCCGTCTTCATCTTCTTTTACTGAAGTACCATCAGTGTATCTAGGGTTTTGTAAGGCTCCTCTATCAGCTAATCTTTTAGCAGCAGCATCTATTGGAGATCTTACAACATCGTCATATGCTTTACCAAGATCACCACCATATAACCTATCAGTAATTTGTCTACCCAACTTTCCTAGTTGGTCATTAGTTAAGTTATGTTCTTTTCCAGATCTTTCTAAATAAAATTGACCTATATCTTCATAGTCGTATTCAATACCTACTCTCCTCATTTCTTCAGGAGATAAATCAGCAAAATTTTTACTTAATGGTGGTAAAGGGTCCAATTCATTTTCTTCTATACCAGCTTCTTTTTTAGCTGCTTCTAAATCTTTAACAGCTGCGGTTAATTCTTTTGTTTTTTCAATTTCCCCCGCTGTATCTTCAGATAATGTAGAAAGAATATTTTCTTTAATATATTTTTTTAATTCAGATTTTTTCATTATAAAGATATTTTATTATAAATATGTTAAGAATTAGTACTATTTAAAATTTGTGCTATTCTTTCCTCTGTGGTTCCCGTAATTGTAATTATATTTTTAGCTCTGGTAGATTGGGATGATAGTATATTTTGTATAGTGTAGTCTATAAGGTTTCTATATTCTAGATCTGTTTCTCTAACCCCATTATCTTCCATATCTACTCCTTCAGGAGATACATAAAATATATAATCATATTCTCTAATAAAATTTCGAGCATATTCTTCAAATGTTGTTTTATCTATTGAATCTATAGAAGAAGCACATTGAGTAAAAGCCATAACATCAATTACAGTTCTATCTGTAATTATATTATCATGCATTAATTCACCACAACGTTCAGCTAAGAATACAGTTTGACCTTTTAATGTTGAATCAGTATTTAAAGGGATACCTAATGACATTAAATGTTGACTGCGCTCTGTTGCGAAATTATAATCTTTAAATTGCTTTGTATCTTTTAAAGCATTTACTAATGTAGTTTTACCTACACTCATTGTACCACATAAACCTATTTTCATATCTTAGTTTCTATAATCTGAAAGGTGTGCTTTCATTGATTGGTTTTTATAATAAGGTAATCCTTCACGTTGAGATTTAATTTCTTGCCATTCTTCTTTTGTATAAGGAATACCATATAAAAAATATTCTCCTTGTTTTTTATTCCCTTCAGGATAAAGTGCAGGACCTTCCCAATTATGTAATTTCCCATCCCAAGCATAAGCTATGGTACCATCTTCAGGTTTTATTAATTTTCTACTTTTTGGGAATGGTGTTGGTTTTTTCTCCATGTTATTTATTTATTGTAATATACGAAATTTATATGTGTTATCCTAATTTTTTAATATATACTCGGCAACATAAGTCCCTTGTGCACCACTTACCGTTATACCCCTAGCTGATAAAGCATCTCCAACGAAGTGGACGTTGCTATATTTGGTGAGGGCTAGATTAGTATAATCGACAAGTGGCTCAGGTGATAAATATTTTACTTCAGGTACATAAATACCCCAATCGTTCTTTAATGTTGGAAATACTTTTTTCATATCCTTAATAAAATCATACACATACATAAAGTAGGGTTGCATTGATTTTGCTATTTTATGTAATGTATCTACTTGAATAGCTGATACTGTTTCACCTTCTGATGTTTGTGTTGGTTTTCTACTTGGACTATAATATAATCCTGTACCATCTATTTGTAAGTTTTTAACTACATCTCTAGACCAATCAAAGGGTTTATCAATACCTTGTACTTCCATTAATATACCAAAATTGGTCATATCATTTCGGAATGCTTCATCTTTTTTAGCGTGTCCATTGTATGAATGATCACCGTATGTTTCTTCTACTGCTACATATGCTGCATTATTATTAGTACAAAAAGAACGAAGTGATACTCCTGCTTCCTCAAATTTTCTATATAATTTGAAATCATAAGATACATCAATTAATTTTTGGAAGTGTTTTTGTGGTGCTTCAAATCTAACACCTATTTGTACTGGTTTAGGTTCAGTTGGTAAATCATATTTTTCAGCTAGTTGTTTACCAAAATCAATACCTGATTTTCCTACACCAAAAATAAGTGTATCATAAGATAAATTAGGGAAAGTAGTATCATTTCCTTCGTACCAAATTTCATTTGTTTCAAAATCAATTTCAGTTACTTTAGTTTCCCATACAAACTCAACACCATTATCAACTAAAAAGTCATACCAATTTTTACCTATTTCATGTAAATAATCTGTACCAACATGCCATACAGGAAATAGTCTTAATCCAAAATATGGTTTAATAAAATCGGGTTCTGCTATAGGATTTGAACATTGTACTTCTTCTGGTTTAGGGTGGAAACGTTTAAAGTTATCAATTACCTGATCCATTAATTCCATTGCTTTTTCTTCACCACAGTATTTAGATAATTGACCACCAATTGAAGTATGATAAGTTAATTTACCATCAGACCAACCTCCTGCTCCTAGGAAACCTTCCATTACTTCACTATATTTTCTATCGTATGGATTTTTACCCATATCAATTATGGTAATTTTACCATCAAATCCATTATCAATTAGCTTAGTAGCAGCGTTTACATTTGCTACTCCTGCTCCAACCATTACTACATTTT